CAACCCAGCAATTAACATCACTGGCACTGCTGACAGTACGCTAATTATCTTCATCGTAGTCCCCCATTCCAATATCAATATTCATGTTACCGGATATTTCCTTCTTATCCGTCCATGCACCATGACGTTTACCAATCAGTTCAGCTGCCTTAATTCTGTCTTTAGCAGAAACTGGTACATTATCATAAATACCCTTAGCAGTTGCAACCGATTCTGTCTGTTCACCGCGCATTACTGACGCTAAATATTCCATAACTTCCTGCATGTCAGCCGTTTTTGCTGACTTGATTTCAGCATTACGCCGGTCTAACTCCGCTTTAATCACAGGTTTTAACAGGTTTTCTGCACCGGTTTGCTGAGCACTTCTCTTAGAATATCCAGCTTTGATGGCAGCCTGAGTAGCATTACCAGAAATAATGTACTCATCAACAAACCGTTGTTGCTTTTGTGTTAATTTTTCGCTAATACTACTCACCTCCAATGAAAAAGAGACCGGATATAATCCGATCTCTAAAAATGTTTATTAGGGCGTTAGCTGTACATTACCAAGCCAACAAGTTCACTATATATATTACAACAGAATCTTTCCGTTTAGTTTCCGCTATCTTTCCGGTATGTTTCCGCTTTTTTATAAGCATGTAAATCAGGACAACCTGGTTGCATTTCATATCGATCCGCAAATTCATTGAGGGCGTTACGCTTTATTTCAGCATAACGACTGTGTTCATAACCAAGTAATGCCATCACATCATTATTATCCATATCTTCCAAATAACGGCATTTAATGATTTTTCGGGCAATTACATTGCACTTGGGATAAACTCGCTGAAACCCCTCTACCAAGTTACGAGAATCAATGTACTGGACCATCTTGCCCTCTAAGGCATTGGAGAAGGTCGGTGCTTTGGGTAATCCATCAAGACTAGGCGATTTCAAGTCAGTAATGCTGATGTTAATTACTCGGACTGCTTTTTCTAAACCATACGTTAGAAAGGCATCCACATTTTCAGCGGTTTTAATTAAATCAACATCTCTGGATAATAATTTTATCTGTCGCACCTTACCCTCTCCAATCTACAATTAAATCAATCAACACCAGTAATGCTAGAAATGGCAGAAACATAATTGCCCAGTACAAGTTAGAGAATACTAGGAAGAATTCAATTGCTACACTTCCCCACGTTAACCAATTACGCATTACGTCTCCTGCCTTCCATAAAAAACGTTGGTTCCATAAAATAGCTTAGATAAATGTTTGTCATCGTCGATATGCTTATAAATTGTCTTAGGCGCAACCCCTAGGTCTTGAGCAATTTGTTTAATCGTATAATTCTTCAGTAAACGCAGTTCAATTTTCTCTGGGTCAATTTTAATGTAACGTGAACGACCACCTTTGCTTTTAGGAAAACCACCTAAGGCGTTTCGATAAGCCATAATCATTAAATAATCAGCATCTAACGGATTAACAAAGTCTTCTAACGGCTTTGAACTCTTAAAATATTCAATTCCATATCGTCGTTCTAAATTATCTAAGTGTTTAGTAACTTCAAACTTTTGGGTCAGCGGGATCTTTTTGGAGGTCATGCTGAACACCTCCTAAATGTGCTGTTTCAAACGACTTTAACCGAGATAAATAAGTTTCGGCTTTATCTAAGTCTTCCAAGCCATTCTTCTTTTGATAACGGGTTAAATACTTAACAATGTTTCCGGTATAAAAGCCCCGGACCTGATCTACTGTCAGTAGTCCAGCTTCAAATCGGTCAAATAAATCTTTGCCATCGGTCCCTTTGTAATAATCTGGTTTCATGAATGCATCACTCCTAGAAAAATATTTGATAAATAAAATTGAATATTGATATTAGCGCTATTCCGTAAATTGTTCCCCGAAACATGGCTAAAAGATTTTCCTTCAATTTAGCGTGCTTGGGTTCAATATTATCAGAATTTATATCAATTAAATAATCATTGTCCATCATGTGATTTTCATTTCTTAACGAAGCACTTTCAGCAGCCCCATAAAACAGACTAGTGAAATTCAACGGATGACGAATTATCATTGGGTGTTCTGAACTATGGAGTTTTGCGTCAAACGCATCCTCAACATTTTGATAGAACTTGCTATAATGTTGAAATTTTAATTCATACACATAATTATCGACCGGATAAGCGTTCTGAATTAATTGTTTATTCATCGTCAAACTCCCTTGTTTGAATATAAAATGATTCGATTTTAGAGATGCAGAGTAATCCTATATCTGTTAGTAAGAAATCAGAACCATTGGCGCAACATCGCTCAACTTCGGAATTAATATCCTTTAAGTTTTGTTCAGTAACCTCTGGTTTGTCATAAGTGGTACAAAATTCTACGCCACTATCCATATGGACCAATATTTTAGTTAATTTCATTTTCCAAACCTCATAAACAAAATAACTCCTACCAACACAAATACTGGAAAAACATTAGCAGATATTCTCCAAAACTTACTTTCAATTTTGTCATTACTGATATATAGCTGAATCGCTAAAACAGAAGTAAGCGCAAGGGCCAAAAGCTGATCAAAATCATTCATTACATCATTCATCAGTCGCACATCTCGTAGGTCCGGCGGAAGATGTCATTGGCAATGACCCAATGCTCACCGTCAATACCAGTAGCGATCCAATCACCACAATTTATCCTCATATCGCCTTCCTTAGTCGGAAGAGCAAAAGAAGAAGGCTTTCCTTCAAAAGATGTTACTGGACCTAATATTTTGATTCCGTACTTAATGCGCTGTTCAGTCTGAGTTTTAAATTGACTGCTAAACTGTTCAGCTTTGATGGTCGTTTTCTTTTTGTATTCGTGTAACATTAGTTAATCACCGTCTCTTCAAAATAGTTATCGGGGTCAATCGGGCCACTAACTGCAAAATCGCTAGTTTTATATAAAACAGCAGTCTGACTCATATTGAGCATATCTACAACTAGACTCTTTGCATTCTCCTCATTCTTCGCAACTACTAGATGATCGTTAAAAGCTGGTCCCTTGCTTGGCATTACTTCGTAAATGTGCATTATTTCTCCTCCACTAAACCATTTTCTAAGATTTGCTTAACTAGGGCTAAAGCTCCTTGAGCAACAGCTTCCGAATTTTCAAAAGCTTCAATCGGGCTATCGGGCATATCACATAGACTGTTAACAAGATCTTTATAAATGCTTTCTACATCATTTCTGTTCATTACTCTTCCTCCTCGTTCAGTGGGCGACCGCACATTGGACAATAATTAATGTATTGTTGTACCTCATATACCCTGCTTTTTGGAAGCGCCAAAGTGTAGGTTAATGAGTTGCTCTCTAGCATGAGGATCTGCCTCGAATGTTGATAAATCAAAGCGTCTCTTATACGTTTGAATCCATGACAGTACGGGCAATTCTTCTGCTTTTCAGTTAGTTTCATTTCATTACCTCCTATGAGGTCCAAACAATCACTAGCAATAAAATAAAAAGTCCAACAATCTCAATTAGTAGTCCTATTGGATTATTAAAAATTATTAAAAGAGATAAGCCGACTAAAAGCGTTATTGAAAATAAGGTGTATGTTGACTTTATTAGCAAATCTTTCTTACTCATTTTTAATAAACACGCTCCATTTCGTCTTGCTCTTCATATCACCTAAAATTGGCTGCTGACCAAAGGCTTCAAAAACTTTCTTAACTGGTATTTGATCTTCATTCCACTTAAAAAGCATAGTTCCGGTTGGCTTTAACACTCGCATGATTTCCTGAAAGGCCTCATAGAATTCATGTGGCCACCCCATCAGGTCAAGTGTTCCGTACTTCTTAGCGAGCCATGAAGTCTTACCAGCACGAATTAAATGTGGCGGATCAAAGACCACCAAGTCGAAAGTACAGTCATCAAAGGGAATGTTCTTCCAATCAGCCTGAACATCAGGTGCAATTTCAATCTTGCGTACTAAATCACGGTCTTTAGCTGTATACACCGCCTTACGAATATCCATGTAAGTTGTATGTTCTTCGTTCTTGTCATACCAGAACATACGGGAGCCACAACAAACATCAAGAATTTTCATTACTCATCCTCCACCAGTTCGGTATTACGTAGCAAATCTTGGATCCAAGGCACAGCCTTAAATTCATTCTTGTTAGCAATCGTATTTAATTCGTCTATTGTAAATTCTTGTTTCAACCCTGGTCGTAAAGCACAAGCGAAGAATTTATGCCCTAACGGATTGCTATTATCGTTTTCAGTAGTTAAATATTGCTTACCATTTTGAGAATTAAAGCCAACTAACCGTACTCGATACTTTGGTTCAGTAAATAGGACGTCATCAGGTGTATCAATTAATGATTTAGTTTTCATAAGTAAATCGATTAGTTTTTGTAAAGGAAGGTTAGTATCACCCTCTAATTTTAAATTTCTCACACTATTTCCAAGAATAACGTAAGCAATTTTAAAATCACCATACCAGACTATTAGCTTAACAACATCGCCATTAGTGTTATCTTTATATACCTCAAATCCATTGTTTCCTAGTTCTTCAATATATTCATCAATTTTCATTTCGATACCTCAACTTAAATTCATAGTTACTAACAATCTGCACTGGTTCATCTGACCAGCGCTTTTTTACTAACCAATCGCCTAGGTGTAATCGTTGACCGGCTAAATAAAATTCAATCTGTTTTCTTAACCGCTTAGTAATTCCGTAACGATTTAACTGTTCATCAGTCCCGTTAAACCGTTCAGCGTCAACAAACACCCGGCGGTAATAATGCTTAATCATAAGGTTCACATTCACTTGCCTTAACATTAGTTATCCGTTCTGAACCATGCTGTAACTCCAAAGTGTAAGTATTTTTCAGGTGGTTAACTTCTAAAACATGGTAATGGTTGCCTTGATAAGTCACCCGACCACCGAATAGGAATCGGTTCATTATTTCTTTATCTGTCATACTTATCGAACCCATAGCCAACCAGTCTTTCTCTAACAATCTTCACAGCATCATCAGCTGACCGGGCAATTCCATGAATCACCCCGTGCTGAGTTAACATGTAATGAAATTGAATCTGGTCTTGGCGTGGCTTTCCTTTCTCGTTCTTCACTTCAATATAAAACACCTGCTGATCTGACCACCGGAAGCCATATAAGTCTGGGTGGCCACTCGGTACCCCAGCCGAGAAGAATCGACCATCAGCCGTTTTAACGTTACCAACATTCACCCGGAACACCGTACAGTGCTGCCGAGACAGGGCCACCCGAATATCATTTTGAATTTTATGTTCAGCAGTCATACGGATTAATCACCGCCTTTGAGATTAACTTTATTTAAGCCAATCCGTTTAAAGGATCTTGCGAGTCTTAACATATTAGCGTTCAAATTAACCTGATGGTAGTATTCAGCAAAAGGATTATCTTTTAAACCTTCAGCTTTCAAAATTTGTCGCCAACGTGGTTTTCGTAAAATACCTGAATAATACATATTTTTACGATTAATTTTCTTCTTTTGCTGTTTAATAACTGCCCAACGATGTTTCTCATTCATACGGATTAATCCACTCCTCACATAATTTGCAGACTTTAGTTAGTACATCCGGGTCCGGATATAGCGTTGTAATGGTGAGCGTTCTTTTTCGACCAGTTACTTTAGTTGATACGTGAACACCATTACTATCTGCATCTAACTTGAACAGCCGATAAAATAATTCTCTATTGTTCATCATTAGTTCAACTCCACTTCTTTGACACTATCAATTGAAGCTCGAGGGATGATTACGCGGTTATTGCTTCGATTATGACCAACCAGGTAGTTACAACCAATGTCACGTAATACTCGTTGAATATCTTGATAACTGCCCTTGTAGTTATAAGTATTCCCACCAATCGTGTGTATTCTTATCATTTATCAATCAACTCCGTCTGGTTGCTTTCAATAATCACGTGAATTGAAGCTGTTTCTTTCATCTCACGTAATTGGTTCAAACTCACATCTTTACCCAATGCTTTTAACGTAATGGTTGTGATGTCCTTGTTATCGTTTTTGAAACTGTCAACATCAGCATTAAATTCAATCTTTTGCATGTTGTTTTCCTCCTACTGGTAACGGTAGGTAACAGTAATTTTTACTTACCGTTACCGCCGATATTATTGATATGCCAATGGTTCAGAGCTTTTAGTAACGCTATTTCTCACATTTTCGCCAAAAACTTTTTTTGGCGCTTTCTCTGTCTATATACCTACTACTAATAACTTTTTATTAATATTAGTGTTACACCGTTACCAAAATCGCTATACTTACTGATATAACAACGTTTATAAAGGTAACGATAAGGTTAATTTAGCGTTACCTACTGTTACCTTGCGTAACCACGTTTTACTTCACCGTTAATTTTCTTTAATTTTTTTCTAAACCCAAACCGATTAACCATGATGTTAGAAATCTGATTGCCAATCCTACGGTTCTTAACTAAGTCAATCCCTGGAGCAACTGCTAACGATAAAGCTTCATTAGTGATGAAATCTTTATCCTTAAACTGGTTATTGAGTGCTTCATCAATCTTGTCTTCCAATTCATCGGTGTACATGAAGTTTTGACGATGTTCGTCTAATTCTTCTTCCTGTTCGTTGGTTAAAGCAAAACTGAAATCGTCTTTGTACAGTTGCATAGCTTCACCCCAGCACTGTTTAACGTAATCATCAGTTAAATCGGTAACTGGATGATGTTTCTGCCGGGCTTTACTAACATGAAGCGGTAAGAATCGTCGTTCACCAGTTTTATCTTTCAAGTAGTACAGCTCGTTGGTTGTTCGGGCCATGACGAAATTCTTCGCAAAGCGTTCCGCTTGGTGACCATATGGTTTTCGGTATTCAAATTCCTGTAAGGTAATAAACTTCTTCAGGATTTCAAAGCTCGCATTATTCGTGGCTGTCATTTCATCGTCGTTAATAATTAACGCCCGTCGCATCACCGCATAATCATCTTTATTATCAAAAGTTGAGAATTGGTCCGTGTAATAACCTAACGGGGCAATCTTTTGTAAGAATGTTGTTTTTCCGGCTCCCTGACCACCAACTAAATCTAAGACGAAATCAAACTTAGTCTTTGGATTGTGAGCTTTAGCCACTGCACCAACAAAGAATAATTTAGTAATTAATTGGGTAACCGTGGTTTCTTCAACTCCCAGATAATCGCCCATGATATGGTTTAATCTTTGCTTGTGGTCCCAGTTCTTATAAGCATCATCAAAGTAATCAAGAACTGGATTGTAACGATGACGCATCGCAACCACTGTAATGGCACTACGAATCTTTTTGTTATCAAATAACACCCCATAATCGGCATTATCTTCAATGTATGAAGCAATCTGGTCAACGTAAGCATCGACTAACTGACCAGTTTTAAACATTAATTTGCTGTTAGACTTCACGACATCAATTTCAGTCGTGAACTCATTGAATTGGAAAGTATCTTTTAGAATCGGATCTCTTTCCAAAATGATTTCGATGTTCACTAGACTGTTACTCTTTGGCCGACCATATTTATCAACCTTGAAGCCCCAGTTATTTTCTTCTTTACTGGTCAACTTGCTAAGTTTTTCTGCATTCTTTTTATCAAATGGCACTACCTTGTCATTTTTTTCACTCAACCGTTTCACCTCTTCTCCTGATTTCCTTTTTGATCATGCTGTTAACCGTTGTGACGACTTCGTTATCAGTTAGGCTATATTCAGTCCGGCTGTTAGCAATTCTGGCTAATTCTAAGACTGTTTCTGGTTCAACGTTCCGGAATAACAATCCGCCGGCAAATGAAGCCAAAGCGTTATTTCGACCTCCAGTCGGCCCCAAGCCATTAGCAATCTGACCAAACAATTCGGAAGTTTGCGTCTTACCTTTCGGGTGGTACCGTTCAATCTGTTTATTACTAATCTGTGGCTTCCCTTTTTCTTCAATCAGCTGGATTAATTCTTCATCCGGTTCAATCATCGGTTTGTGGTTAAGCCATTTATAGGCTTTCTCATCAATAATTGACGGTGCTACCACTACGTAATTGTTTGGGTGGGCCTTAATATCCACTCCCGGTAAGAAGCCAATGTTCTGAGTAATCCGTTCTGCCGGTTTCTTGAAGAAAAATTGATAACCATTGTGGGCGGTTTTTTGACACAGGGTATTAAACCATTCTGGATGATTTAACTCTTTAATTGCCTTAGTCCCGTCATCCCCGTCTTCGTGGCGGTCAACATCAATCACAAAGAACTGTTCAGTTTTCAGAGCAATGTTAGCGTAAGGATGAGTTCGCCAAAATTTAGTAATTTCATCAGTAGTTAATGGCTCACGGTCAGCAAACTTAATTAACGGACGTTTATTGACAGTTGGGATTACGCTAAAACCATGTTCAGCGTATTGTTTAGCGTAATTAACTAGGCTTTGCATCCCGTTCACATCCTTTAGCTAGAATGGCAAATCATCATCGTCAACAGTTGGTTCCGGTTCTTTATCCGTTACTGGTTCTTCCTTAGCAGTTGGTTCTTCAACCTTAATTCCAGGTGCAAAATCGTAATTACGATATGGATTATCAGGATCCTTTTTGTTTGGTGAAACTGTAATTGTCATTTCTAGGGTCTTTCCTTCATAAGGCTTGAAAGCTGCTACTAACTTCTCATAAGCATCTGTTTCATTGTCTGGGAATAGCTCTGGGGTAACGTTCAAGCCAACCATTGCCGCAATTTTTGAAATCGTCCGAATGTTCCGGCTAACAACAAAGTCTGGCATTGGCTTACCCTTAGTCGTCTTCGTAGCTAGACTGATTCGTAATTGTTCCTTACGGCTGGCATACTTGCCTTTGATAACTTGCATTGAGAATCGTAAGCAGTCCCAACCCGACTTGTATACAGGGTGATCAGTTTTATCTAACATCACCTGGTAAGTGCCAGCTGGAATCAAATCTGATTGATTAGCACTGTCTTTCTTTGCGTCCCAGTCTTTAGTAGCTTTGTTAAATGCATCTTGTAATCCCATAATTAAATTCCTCCTAAAATTTCTTTTTGTAGTTTTTTGATTAGCGCCCTTTTCACATTAGTTACTGCATTTTTGGACACTCCTCTTTTCCTAGCAATTTCAACTTGTTTTAACCCTAAGCATAAGTCTTGATAGGTCGCTAATTGTTTTGCCGTTAAGTCCGACAAATACGGTTTAATTAATTGCTGCTTCCGTCTTAATGTATCTGTTCGATTTTCCGAAAGCATGAACATGGTCCACACCTTGTCTTCATCTAAGAAATGAATTTCATTTCTAAACCAACGGTGATACATGTTGTAATCATTGCGGTTCATTTGAAAAACAATGTCATACCAGTGTTTCGCTATTGGAAATTCCTTCCCATTTGCGTCAACATAGTAAAATTGATCACCCCGCTGCCTTGTCGATTGATAACTCTCATGCCACATTTGTAGAGTGAACTCATAAGGCTGATGAGTATGGTCAATAATTTGCTTTGGTGGTGGACCAGGTGTCCAATTTCGTTTGTAGTACGCTTCTTTGGTCATTTTTCAAACATGCCATCGCATGATTCGAGCAATTTTCTGATTATTGGATCAGAAATGTCGTCTGGCTTATATTTAGCTCGCCGATCAGTTACTGTTCTTGTATAAGTGTCTTTACCAAACTTTTGTGTATGGATAACTAAATCACAGTTACCTGCTACAATGTTGTAATACTTTGTTTTTAACGCTGGTACGGTCTCGCTAGTTCCTGCCGCTAAATCAGTTTTTTCTTCTTCACGGCTAATCCAAATAACATTGATTGGTAAAGCCTTTAAGTCTAATACTAAATTTTCTATATCTGATTTTAAGCGGCCAGTTCCTTTACCGTATGATAGTGAGCCGGAATTAATATCTTTTTCTCCCGCTTCTTCTACAATCTGTTTAGCTAAAGCGCTGACTACATCTTCAATAGTGTCAATTGCGATTGTCTGATATGTCGTCCCGGGTAATCCCTGAACAATATCTTTTAATCGCTGTCGAACATCTTTCACTGGTTCACCATTTCTATGTGTCAATAAATTAATTGGTGGTATTCTACTTTGCTTGGCATTACCATCCGTATTTATGTCCAGTGAGTGTGGAAAATAACTAGCAAAAAAAGTTTTCCCACTCATTGGTTTACCGTAAATAAAATAGTAATGTGGTTCTATTTTCGGCTTCTGTGGTTTGTCTTCGGGAAATTCAATCATTTCTTTTGCCTCCTGTTATTAAATTGATGCCATGCCCAACCTGCTGAATAGTTATGCAGCTTGGCGTAGGCTTGTAACTCTTTAAGGGTGTGTAATTGCCCTGGTGATTTATCGGCAACGTTTGCCATCACTTGGTCATTCAGAATTTGTTGAATCATCTTTTTACGATGTTCTACCGCTTGATTTTCTTTAATCTCTTGTAAATCGACGTTAACAATTTTGTAGTCCTTGTTCTCTTCCCTGAGTTCATGACCACACAACGGGCAACAGTTATCTTTAGCTTGGTCCCGATAGAATGTACCGAAGCAGTAATTACATTGAGCAATAGCCGGCCCATTGTCTGTGTTTGACTTAGTTTTTCGCTTATCTTTTGTGACAATAGCTTCAGACCAATCTCGATCGTTATTAGGCAAGCCAAAGTTAAGGAAGTTATCAACGTGGTCAATAATCACGGCTGTTTTCCCTTTCCGTGGGTTCAGACATCGCATTGAAAACTGTAAGTACAACGCTAGTGAACTGGTTGGTCGAGCCATGATGACGCAATCAACGTTCGGTAAGTCAACACCCTCAGTAAATAGATTCACATTAGCAAGAATAGTTAACCGCTGGTCACGGAATTTCTGTACTAATTGGTCACGGACTTTAGCATCGGTATCACCATCAATTTCAGCGGCGGTAATGCCAGCTTGCGTAAATTGTTCAGTAACCTTTTTGGCACTCTCAATTGAGTGGCAATAAACTACTGCCTGTTTGCGATTAGCTAGCCGTTGATATTGCTGAACAATATGACCATAAATCTGATGGCTAATTGCTTCATCCATACTTTGACTTGAATAGTCACCGTTTTGCTTACGCAACTTTGAACGGTCAATATCACCTAAGCCGTAATAATGAAACGGTGCTAGAAAATGATGTTCGGTTAACCACTTGATTGATTTGCCGACTATAATATCGTCTGCAATCTGATCTAGTTGGTCATGACCAGTTCGAACTGGTGTAGCTGTAAAGTACAAAATGTAAGCGTTAGGAAAAGCTTCAATAATTCGTCGATAGCTTTGTGCTAAAGCATGGTGTGCCTCATCAATCAAAATTAACTGCGGTGCTTTTAGTTGTTTCACTCGTCTAGTTAGTGTTTGAACCATTCCCATTGTTGCTAAATTCATCTTTACTTCTTGCTGTTTGAACGTGCTAACAGCTTGTTCTAAAACTTCCTTACGGTGAATAATAAACATCACCCGATTACCTTTATCGGTGGTTCGTCTAGCTATTTCGGACATGATTACGGTTTTTCCGGTTCGTGGCGGCTGCTGAACAATGATTCGATGGTGACCAGTTCGCATTGATTGATAAACCTTATCAATCGTTTCTTGCTGATAATCACGAAGCTTGAACATTATTTAATCACCGTATTCCGGTTATTTTTCAAGTGTGCTCCAGGTACTTCTTGACCAGCTTTAATTGCTTTGTAAATAGCAGCCTTATCCGGACTAGAAACTGTCTTAGTTTCAACAAAGGCTTCTGGTAACTTCTTCGCATCATCAATCACAGTAGACGCTTTAAAGTTTCGGACACTTAGTAAATGATTTTCTGTATCAAATCGTTTAATCCCGGCATCATCAAGAACATCAGTCATATATTGCTTAATCCACGCTAGCTTGTTTTTGCGATAAGATAGTTCATCACGCCAAGTACGTTGCTTGTCTTCAATAAAGTTAATTTCAGACTTAATCTGGTCAGCCCAGGTGGCAAGATTTTCTAGTTTATCTTTTCGGGTATCATCAATGGCGTCCAGTGTGTCTTTTAACACTGTTGGGTCTAAGTCGTCCCGTTGGGATAATTCCCGAAATTGGTCATTGAGTTCAAATAAATTACTCATGATAGTTACCTCCGAAAGACAAATTAAACATGGCACTAGTGAGTGGATCGCTATCCAAGTGTGGGACTACTTCTTTAACAATTGCCGTTGCGACTGGATTGGTTTCTAAATAGTTGCAAATCATTGCGGCTAATGTTCCCGAATAACTATCAACTAATGAAATTGTTCGATCTTCTCTGTTATCAGATTCCTTGGCCGCAAATACCGCTACTTCTTTATATTCCGGTCCCAGAATTTCTTTAATCTTTTTTAGTTTCTTCTTATCCTTCATGATGGTCACTCCCGTAAGTATTCTTAGTGTCGGTTCCTAATCGTTCAGTAATTACCCGTAAAGCATTAGCGTGATTCTGCATCTGAATTGCACACCACATTAATTCTTCTGGTGTGGACGCTTTGCTGTATTGCCGACTTAAATTACCGATTACGGTCGCTTTATCGGCAATCATGCTGTTAAACTTATTTAAATGATTACTTTCCATGTGTTATACTTCTCCTTGAAAATTTAATTGTTTTCTTTGTTGCTATCGGTGTCTCCAGCACCGGTAGCTTTTTTAGTTGGGTATGGTGTAATAGTTTCTGCCAAATCGTGAGCAATGAATGGCAACCAAATCATGAACGTCCAGCTCATTGCTACTTCCATGCCTTCGCGGTAGAA